TAGGTGCGCTGGAAACCTTAAAGACGAAGGTTCTGGCTGTAGCTGGAGTCGTTGGGCTGGCCTGCTCAATGGCTTGGGATGTCCTCAAAAACCGCTTCGCCAACTAGGAGATTAAATGCCCACACTTGGAACACAGACTATTAGTAGTAGCTTTGCACAGCTTCTAAAGACCTTCACCACTGGTGGGCTTAGTGGTGCTTTGCAAGTTGTTACCGATGGAGATGACACTTCTTCCGCACTATCCCTTTCCACTACTGGCGTAAGCAGCACTGGCTCATTCTCTGTTGACGGAGCATCAATCCTTACTGGTGCTGTTACTTTTGGGACAAACATTACTGCCTCAACTGGCACGGCTACGATTGGCACGCTATTCGCTTCTGGCGCAGCGACATTTGGAACTAGCATTACAGCCTCTACTGGTACAGCAACTATTGGTACGCTATCAGCAAGTACAGCTACAATTTCGACTGCGACAATACCTCTTCAGCTTGGCGCGATTACTTTTGGTTCAAATATCACAGCGTCAACTGGGACGGCTACAATTGGTACTCAGATTGTAAGCACATCAACGATTGGCACGCTAAATGTTAGCGGCATCGCAACAGTTGGCAGTCTTGAGATTGGCGGTACAGCAGGACCTCTTATTACAAAAATATCCTATGGAACAGCAGCGTTTACGGCTTCTACTGTTGCCGCATATAATGCTGCTGGAACAACTTTTGGAACTTTCACACTAACTGGATCTCAGCTTGGAGATATGGTTGTTGGATCGCTTGACTCGCTTGGAACTGCTACTGGATCTGCTGGATTGATTATTGGATTTCATCCGATAGCAACCAATGTTGTTAGATATTCAATAACAAATCCAACAACGACTGCTGGCACTGTTCCAGCAGGAACTCTGTTTGCAACAGCAATAAGGATGGTGGCTTAATATGGCAAACATAATCAATCGTCAGCAGACTTTCTCCACCAACGGCACGGTTACTGCGGCTGGCCTGCACAACCTAATTGATACCGCGCTTGTCAATTCTGCGATCATTAAGAACCAGCAGGAGATCACAACCATTGGTACGGCTGATCTTTTGCTTATCGCTCCAGACAGCGTTGATGCTTCTCTAGCTCCACGGAAGGTAACAGTTCAGAATCTTTTTGATGACGGACTTACTGCTGGAACATTCACAAGCTTTAACCTTACTGGCGCGTTGACCTACGGCACTGCCACTGGCAATCGGACAGTAAGCACCAGCGCGACCATTACTACTGGAACAATTCCCACCCTTACCGCTGGAACAACGACATCGACTGCGGCTACGATTACGAATGGGACGATTACAACTGGCCTAATTCCAACCCTTACGGCTGGAACTACAACTGGAACAGCAGGCATATTTACGTCTGGAACAGTTGCTACGCTCAACAGCACAATTGGAACAGTTGCTACGCTCAACAGCACTACTGGAACAATCGGCAATCTGTCAACAACTCTCGCTGGTGACTTTACGATTAGCCAGGGTACAGCAACCCTTGCAACAAGCGGAGCAACCGCTGGAACTTATGGAAGCGTAACAGCAATTCCATTCATAACTGTAGATGCAAAGGGAAGAATTACCTCCGCAACAACTGGGACTTTTTCAACAACTCCTGCGGATGGGTCGATTACTGCTCCAAAATTAAGCGGAGCGCAAACTGGTTCTGCACCTATTTTTGGAGTAAGGGCATGGTGCGTATTTAATGGCACTACAGCAGGAACAAACGCCCCTACCGCTGGAGGCAACATTACAAATATAGTAAGAAATGCTGCTGGTGATTACACGGTAAACTTCACAACAAACATGTCTTCTAATAACTATGCGGTTCATATATCTGCCCAATCTCTATCGAATAACCCCGTTGTAATTGCACCATTTACTTCATTGCCTGCAGCTACAGCCAGTGCGCCAACTGTTTCATCTTTTAGATTCTCAACATACAACTACAACTATACTGCTGTAGCCGAAAGCCCAATAATTACGATAATTGTCGTAGTATAATTATGAGCCTACTAAAATCCAACTCAGTTCAAATCGGCCAGTCAGCAACTGGAACAAACAGTTTTGACGGATCTGGTAGTTCCATCAACATTATGTACGAGGGATAGGGTTAATAAATGACCCTAACTGAAATCGCCCAATACGCTGGCGAGAAGGTTGGCAAGACCGACTCGGATACGCTTACCTTCTTGCAGAAAGCCGCAAGCCTAGCCTATCGGCGCGTATGGGACTTTGCCCCTTGGCGTGAGACTGTCACCAACTCGACCTATTCAGTTGGAACAAGCCGAACAATCACGCTTGGTAGCAATGTAGAGACACCTCTCTCGGTGGCCTACAACGATGCAGAGGTTGACCCGATTGACCTAGCCACAATCATCAGCCAAGACCCAGGCTTGCTTGACGATGCGCGTACTGGCGATCCAGATACCTATCATTTTACGGGCAGGAACAGCAGTGGCGTTGCAGAGCTTAACCTTTACCCAAGGCTTGCCACATCTGGCACAATCCCATTGCGTGTTGTGGAGAAGTTAAAATGCCTTACCCGCACCAATGTTATCGTTGACTTTCCTCCATCCCAAGCTGCTCTTGATGACGAACTTCGCTTGCCCCATGTTCATCACTTGGTTCTAGCCTTGACCCATTCTGATGCCCTAGAGCGTGAACGGCAGTATGCCAAGGCGCAAGCCATCACGCAGACTGCTAACTCTGACCTTGCAGCTATGGCTAACTACGAACTGAGCCAGGTTGGCGGAATCAAGCAGATCACTCCGCAGAGTTTAGGCGAGCTGACCATAGAAGAAATGTTCTCGGCGTAAAGGAGGCTTATGCCTTATTACAGCGACAATTTGGACGATGTTCTGTCCTTTGACGGAATACGCAATTTTACTGGAGGTCAAGCCAGTGGCCTGCAATCCGACCTACTAGCCGAGAACCAAGTACAAGAGTTGTACAATATGACCCTTTCGCCAAAGGGTAATCTTGAGACTCGCGTAGGTGCAACAAGCTTTGCAACTGGAGCAACCAGCGGGTTAACTTCAGTCGGCGGGATGCGCTACTACGAGACATCCGCATACCAGCAATTATTGACTGTTACTGGCGGTACATTTTACAGCATTGAATCAAGCGGGAGTGCAACTCCTCATACTCCGTACTTAACATGGGGTGCTACAAACATAGTTTGGACGGCAGCCACAATCCAGTGGCGAGATGGCTACAGCGTTGCAGAAGACATTGAGGTATCCTTTGCACAATTTGTTGATAAGATGTTTCTATCTGATTCCGATAGTGACCTACACTTTTGGGATGGAACTGCGGTTGAGAGGCAGGGTGGTAAGGTTCGGGCAATCACAGTAACAACTGGCGGCACTGGATATACCAGTGCAACAGCAATCATTACTGGCCCAACGCTTGGCGGGACGATGCCAGAACTGATTACGCTGGTGGCTGGCGGGGCTGTTACTGGCGTTACGGTTGTTACTGGTGGATCTGGCTACGCAACTGCACCTACAGTTACAATCATTGGGAATGGATCTGGTGCTACTGCAACGGCCACAGTCAGTCCTCCTCCAGCTAACTTGAGGCTCTTGGTAAATACAGAGAATAGGTTATTTGGAGTTGGCTCTGGCGCGAATAGAAACACGCTTTACGCATCTGACATACTTGATCCTTCGGTATGGGACTTGACCAACAGCATCGTTGTCAACGGGGATGACGGAGATCAGATTACGGCTATTGTTCCTTACTACAAAAATAGAATCATCGTATTCAAGAAGCGCAGGGTATTCCAAGTTGACATTCCAAACGATGCCACATCTGCGGCAGATTGGATTGTCTCAATCATTTCAAACAACACTGGATGCGTGGCAACTGGTACGGCGGTACAGGTAAGCAGCGACATTCTGTTTTTATCCGATAACGGAATCAGATCGCTTGTTCGGTCTGTGGCGGATGACTTTAGCTCAGTTGGCATACCCATTTCAGAGATTGTTAAGGATGTGATTCAAGACATCAATACCGATGCTATTAGAGTGGCTACTGCGATCTACTACGATAACCGCTACTTCCTTGCCATCCCTACTGGATCGAACGATTACAACGATACGCTCTTGGTTTATAATACTGCGCTAGGCGCATTTGAGGGGACTTGGACTCCGCAGGTTATGCAGTTCACCCTTACAAACTTCAATCAGGAAGGTTCTAGGGCGATGTTCAAGAAGACCAACGGGATCATTGAGAAATACTCTGGGTACAAGTCTCCAGCGGGAACTACATCTGCTGATTATCAAGACGCTGGAACTGACTACGAATCTTATGTCCGCACCAAAGACTTTAATTTTGGAGATCCATTCTCGCTAAAGTACGGAAGCCATTTCGAGGTCATCTTTGACGATTCATTCTCGTCCGATGCTACTGTATCAATTCAGCGCGACATTGACGCTGGCGATATTGACGTTGCATCCAACATCAATATTGCAAGTTCGGTTCTCACTTTACCATTTGTGCTTCCAGCAGTCCTGCCAACATCAGTCAAAAAGAAGCTCGCCAGCGACCTTCGCAAGTACGAGAAGTGGCGTTTAATCAATATCAAGATTTCCAGTTCAGCAAACAAGATGGCTATCCGCCAGATCATGGCAGCGGCCAATCCAGATACAGTCCAGATACAGCAAACGATATGACGGCTGTTGAGTATATTGAACAAAGTGGCGTTCCAGAGTCGATGTGGCCTAACCTAGAGGCTTGGTACGGCTGGTTCGAGAAGCAGGGCATGGTTGGGGTGGTTAAGGATGGGGAGGAGATAGCAGGCGTGGCTTTGGCTAGGTGTATCAAGGATGGTCAAAAGGCTGACCATTATGTGCATAGCGAAGATGGGGAGAATGTCTTTGTTGACTTGACGATCTCCTCAAAGGGTGGTAAATCTCTACGTTGCTTGCTGTTGCTCCTTTGGGAGCGTTTTGGTCCTCGCAAGCGGATCACCTTTAATCGTTCTGGAAAACCAAGGAGTTACGACTATATGACATTTATGCGAAAGGCTAGGGTTTAACACCGTGGGTGGATCACCTTCTATTCCTTCACCGCCCCCTCCGCCCGATCCAGCAGCGGTCGCACAGGCTAATGCTGCTGCTTACCGAATGAACATTGATACCTACATTGAAAAAGCTCCAGCTATGGCAGAGCTAGAAAACAAACTTCGCATTCAATATCTACCAGCCCAGCGTGGCCTAGAACGTCAGTTATCAGCCCTAGACCAGCAAGCGGGTGTGCAGTCTGGGATGCAGTTAGAACGTCAATACGGACCACAGCGCACCCTAGAATCGCTTCGTAGGCAGTACGAGACTAGCCCACAGGCGTATGCCTTAAATCGTGGATTAGGCGATCAGATGACTAGGCAGTTCGAGCGTCTTTACGGGGCATCTCCGTATAGCTCAGTTGAGCAGAACGTAGCGTTCAACCGCCAGCCAGGACCAGTTGACTTTTATGGCACAATTGGCACGAACATTGGCAAACCAGAGTTAAAGGCTTAATATGGCGTCTGGACGTTCAGATCAAGTATACGGGAGACCAGACAAAGCTCCAACAAGATATTATATTGATGCAAATGGCGGAATATTGCCAGCAACTCCTCCAGCAGTAAATGGTGGTGCTGGATACAATTCAAAACTTGGATATAGGGTAAATCCCCTTGAAGCAGATTATTATCTTGCTGCTCCATACGCAAATATAGCTGAAGCAACAAATGCCTCGAATGCAATTGTAAGAAAATCAATTGCTGGTCTTCAACAAACATACGAGCAACGACTTGCTGATATAACAAGCCAAGAGAATACCAGAAACAGTTTGGCCGAACAGATCCGAGCGTTAACTTCTGGTGGAGGCGGGATGCAGAATCCAAACGCTGGGCCAGAGTTTAATCAAGCCTTAACGCAGCTTTCCGCTGGCCGTAACTACGGATCGTCCGATCTTGGCACGATGTTAAACTTCCAAGTGTCCGACAAGAACATCATTGATGACTACAACAACTCTAAGCTATCCCGCCTAAACAGCGTGATTGAGCGTGGCAATACGCAGATTGCTGGAATTACCGAAAGGCTTAACACGGCCAACAAACTTCTTGCCGATCTTCCCGCTGGCGACGCTAGGCGCACATCTTCCGAAGTATTCATCAAGCAACTCAATGATGACTTAAAGAGCGTAACTAGCGCAGTTACTGGCGCGCAGGATATGCAGAAGAATTTCACGCCTATTACGATGGATAGCCCAGAGGCGTTGAAGGAAATCACATCCTTCCGCACCTTCGCACAGCTACCCGAAGAGCGTGCTTCACAGCAGCTTTTCCAGATTGATCCAGATTCCTACCGCACTGCGGTTGGCTTGGGTCAGCAGTATCGCCAGATGGCAACTGAGCCAATTGGTGCTACGACCACGCCAGAGACTGAGCAGATTCGTCAGACCATCGAGGACGAGGCTCTTAATCAATTACGCCTTGGATCGACCATTGGTGCAGAAGAACGGCGTGGATACGAGCAATCTATCCGAGCCGCACAGACTGCCCGTGGCAACGTCTTTGGCCTAGGACCAGCAGTACAAGAAGCCTCACAGATCGGTGCTGCTGGCGAGCAACGCAAGCTGGCACGCTATGGAGCAGCGCAGAGCTTCCTTGGATCTGGCTTGTCGAGTGGTGATGCGCTCAAAGCTGACTTGGCTTTCCGTGATGCACTCCAGCGAAACAGGCTGGGTGCAGCCGCTAACTTCATTGGTGGCGGACCTTCCATTGCAAACCTTGCTGGCGCACGCACGGCACAGCAACAGGGCGCAATGCAACAGTATATCCAAGCCAATCAAGCATTGCCTGGTGGGTTTAACCAACAGCCGTCTACGGCTGCGAATTTCTACCAAGCGGTTGACCAGCAGATTCCTGTCCAGCTTACCAATGCGTTTAACCAGCTTTATCGCTCGCAGGCTGATTACGGAGCAAGCACCTACGGTGCGCAGATTGGTGCGATTTCTAGGCAGCCGAGTGGGGCCGAACAATTCGGTCAGATTGCTACTGGCCTTGGAAACTTAATTAAGATATAAGGAGATTTATGGCAG